ACGTACATTATCGAACAAATTCTACCATACTTCAATCCTGTATGGACGGCAACGCTTAATATCAATACTGACTTGAATCAGAAGCATGATGTTCCTATTACGCTTGATAACATATCGAGTGAAGATACGTATGAAGGTGATTTTACGAGTAGACGCGCCATTATATGGACTCTTAACTTTACAATGAAGGGTTATTTCTTTGGTCCGACAAATCAAAACGGCGGACTCATTATCAAGGAAATCGATCTTAACTTCAGAGTCCCTGGTGATGGTATTACTTTCGATACGGCCAATTCGCTAAACACATTTACTACTGTAAACGTAGACATTAAGCCAGGTCAATATGCAAACGGCGCTCCTGTCAGCTATACTGACGACACTAGATTGCGTACATATAGATTGGCAAACACCACCGGTACATTCACGCCGACTCAGAAGGTTATAGTTGACACAAACAATTACTTGTATGTGACGTCAGCCAACTCAACAGTTATGACAGCGCGTAGCGTTACCGGCAACGTTGCAAATGGCAGTACCATTAGAGAACTCAGTACTGGATTCACAGCGACTATCACTAGCGTCAGCGTCTCTCCTACAAACTCAGTTAATAACCAAATAATTACGGCTAATAGTAATTATGGATTCATTTACGATATAACAGAAAACTTATGACAAAACAACTAGATGATGCACTGGGACTTAATTCGCTCCCAGTCGTATATGATGATGAAAACACTGACCTACCTGCTGTTCAAAACGAACAAGCAGACAAGGATGTTGGGGAAGCCCGCGACGGATTGTATAGTGCTCTTAATATGAGTCAAGTAGCCGTTCAGGATATGTTATCAATAGCTCAGCAATCACAGCACCCTAAAGCTTATGAGGTACTTAATACTGCTATTAAGACGATGGCTGATATTAGTATGGGTTTAGCGGATCTACAACTCAAAAAGCAGAGGTTGAACAGGGGTAACATGCAACCCGTAGTAGGCGAAGGTGGTGTTACTAATAACCTCTTTGTTGGTTCGACAGCCGAATTACAACAAATGATTGAGAATATGAGAAATGGTAATACCAACAACTGATAGGGGTTACAACGGTAACCCTCTCTTAAAGAAATCTCGTAAGAAAATTGCATGGACACCTGAGCAAATTCAGGAATGGTTGAAGTGTGCTAACGATCCAATCTACTTTGCTGAAAAGTATATTAAGATTGTACACGTCGATCATGGCTTTATTCCAATCAAGCTGTATGATTATCAAAAAGAAATTGTCGAGAAGATTACCAACAATCGTCGTGTGACAGTTGTTACTTCTCGTCAGGCTGGTAAGACTACAACTGCTATGGCAGTTATCCTCCACTACATCATATTCAATGACCACAAGACAGTCGCGCTTCTTGCTAACAAGGGTGACGCTGCTCGCGAAATTCTCGATCGTATTAAAGCAGCTTACGAGGCTCTACCAGATTGGTTACAGCAGGGTGTTGAAGAGTGGAACAAGGGTAACATTACACTAGAGAATGGTTGTAAGGTTATTGCCGCGGCCACATCGTCTTCTGCTATCCGTGGTAAGTCTATTTCGTTCCTATACATCGACGAAGCCGCGTTCGTTGAGAACTGGGATGAGTTCTTCGCGTCCGTTTATCCTACTATTTCGTCTGGTGATACTACCAAGATTCTATTCACTTCTACACCTAACGGTTTGAACCACTTCTACAAGACGTGTGAAGGGGCAGCCAAACCTACAGATTCCGGAGAATGGAACGGCTTTCAGTTCGTCCGTGTACCATGGTTCGAAGTACCAGGGCGTGATGAGAAGTGGAAGAAAGAAACTCTTGCTGCGATGGATTGGGACTATGAGAAGTTCGCACAGGAGTTCGAATGCGAATTCCTCGGCTCTTCTGGCACTCTAATATCGGGCGCTACACTTAAAACACTCGTAAGCAAGATACCACTAACCGATAGAGATGGCTTGACAGTTTATGAAGATAAGATCGGCAATCATCAGTATGCAATCTCAGCTGACGTTTCAAGAGGTAAAGGACTCGATTACTCTGCATTCCAGGTGATCGACATAACATCAATGCCATATAAGCAGGTCTGCGTATATCGCAACAATCTTGCAACGCCCCTAGATTACTCTGCTACTCTTCATAGATTAGCTAAAGCATACAACTATGCCTCCATACTTGTTGAGAATAACGATGCTGGTATTCAGGTAGTTGATTCACTTCACTATGATTATGAATATGAGAATATTATCTACACAGAGAATGCAGGAGCAAGTGGTAAGAAGATTTCTGCAGGGTTCACCAATAAAACTAAAGAACGTGGCGTAAGAACTACAAAGACCGTCAAGGCGATCGGTTGTTCCATGCTTAAACTATTGATTGAACAACAGCAACTTATCATAAACGACCATCAGACGATCTTCGAACTCTCGCGCTTTTCACGCAAAGGGAACTCATACGAAGCTGAAGATGGTTGTAATGACGACTTGGTAATGTCACTTGTTTTATTTGCTTGGATGACGGACCAGCAATACTTCAAGGAATTGACTAACATCAACACTCTTCATCACCTTAGAGATAAGACTGATGAGGACATGGAGAATGACATGTTTACATTTTTTGTAAGTGATGGTCGGCCCGAACCAGAAATTCCCTCTATCATAGATCTAACCGATAGGGAATCGATGATGGCAAACCGCGACATGATGTTCTTCTAGAATTAGATTTTATAAATAAGACAAGTATTATAATGCAATTAACCTTTTAAAGGAGAGCTAAATGGCCATTCAAAATTTCGGATCCGGTGGAGGTGGCTTTCAACTAAGCCCGGGTGTTAATGTTTCAGAAATCGATCTTACTACGATCGTCCCATCGGTAGATTCTACTTCAGCAGCCTTCGCTGGCGTGTTCCGTTGGGGTCCTGCGAATGAAAGAGTACTAGTCACATCTGAAAATGATCTCGTAGGAAAGTTCGGCAAGCCAACAGACGTTAATCCAGAGACGTTCTTTACGGCTGCAAACTTCCTGTCGTACTCAAATTCGCTTTTTGTTGTACGTGCTATTGGTAATACGCAATTCGCTGCTGTCGGCAACTCGGATGGCAACACCGCATCTGCTTCTATTGCACGCACAATCATCAATAATGATGATTACGAAACAAAGTCATTGACGAATGAGTGGACAACTGGCAATACGCAGTTCGTAGCCCGCTGGGCGGGTGCGATTGGTAACTCACTAAAAGTTTCCGTATGTGAGAGTGAAGCGCAATTTTCTGCTACCATGAACGTTCGTACCCAGAGATACGCACTTAATTCTGGCGTCGGCACCGGCAATACAGCCCTATTCAACGGTGCTAATTCTGGATTTGTCCTCAATATAGGTAGTAATATAGGTGTAATTACACTCGATGGTGGTGTTACGTCAACAGGAAATACGTTTTCGGGTACTACACAGTACGCCACTACGGGCAATCTTCAAGCGGCCGCCGATACAGTGTCCGCTGGATTACCCGTCGGAGACTATATTATCGTCGGTACTGGATCGACTCAAGCTCTTAAGATTCTCGGTAAAACAGTCGCGATTAACCAAGCTGCCGGTGTCGCTACTATTAACTTGCGATTCGATCAGCCACTTAAGCTTGCATCGGATATTAGTTCAAATACGATTCCTCGCTATTGGGAATATTACAATGTATTTGATGCTGCACCAGGTCGCTCTGAATATGTTACGCTAAACGGTAATGCAGCATTCCAGACTTCAGATACTGGTGCACAAAAGGATGAATTGCATATTGTCGTCGTCGACGAAGACGGTGGGTTCACAGGTAGCCCTGGCGCTATTCTAGAAACATGGGCAGGTCTATCACGGGCAACTGACTCAAGACTTTCTGATGGTACATCCAACTACTACAAGACGGTCCTAGCCGGTCGTTCGAATTTCGTATGGGCAGCAGCCGATCGTCCAGGAGCTGCTTCCGCAAACGCACTTACTGTTAATACAGCTTCAAATACAGCGTCATTAACACTTTCTTTTGGGGGCGCTACAGATATCGCGGAAGCTGATATTGCCTTCAGTGCACTTGCGTCTGCATGGGACCAGTTCGTATCACCGGAAAGTGTCGATATTGCTCTTGTAGTTACAGGAACGTCAGCCGGCGCATTCAATGGTGCTCAACTTCCTAACTATCTGATTGATAACATCGCTGAAGTTCGTAAGGATTGCGTTGTATTCGTTTCACCTCAGAAAGCTGATGTTGTTGGTGTAACGTCACCAGAAACTAACGTAATTGAATTCCGCGACTCACTGCGCTCTTCATCGTATGCTGTGTTGGATTCGGGATATAAGTATCAGTACGACAAGTACAATGATGTGTATCGTTGGACTCCACTGAACGGCGACATTGCTGGTACATGCGTAAGAACAGATGCAACAAGAGATCCATGGTTCTCCCCTGCCGGTACGACCCGCGGACAGATCAAGAACTCTCTCAAGCTAGCATTCAATCCTAACAAGGCGCAGCGCGATCAGCTCTATAAGAAGGGAATCAACCCTGTTATTTCTGAGCGTGGCGAAGGTACATTCCTCTTCGGAGACAAGACACTTCTCGCACGTCCAAGTGCATTCGATCGTATCAACGTTCGTAGATTGTTCATTGTCCTCGAAAAGGCAATCGCTAGAGCAGCTAGAACTCAGCTATTCGAATTCAACGACGAATTCACTCGCACACAGTTCGTAAGTATTGTAGAACCATACCTACGCGATGTTCAGGGTCGTCGTGGTATTACTGAATTCCGTGTTGTTTGTGATGAATCAAACAACACACCAGAAGTCATTGATTCCAACAGATTTGTAGGTGACATCTATATCAAACCAGCGAGAGCAATTAACTTCATTCAGCTCAACTTTGTAGCTGTACGTAGTGGTGTTGCATTCTCCGAGATCACCGGCTAACGGATAAATAGAATAGAGGAGAAACCTAGATGGCTTTTAGAATTAACGATATCAAAACGGGGCTGCGCTTTGGTGGCGCACGCCCCAACCTCTTCAGAGTTAGATTAATTCCACCGGCAGGTGGGTTTGGTTTGGACTTCAACAGTTCTGAATTCCTGATTCAGGCTACAACGCTACCAGCATCAGAAATCGCTGCTATCGAAGTTCCATACTTCGGCCGCAAGATCAAGGTGGCTGGAGATAGAGAGTATGGTTCGTGGGGCATCGATGTGATGAACGATGAGAACTTCAAGATCCGCAACCAACTTGAACAATGGCACTATAGAATCAATAGCATCCGCGAAAATAGAAACAATACGGGTTCTAGTGCTCCAGAAAACTATAAGGCTGATGCGTTTGTCGATCAGTATGCTAAGACGGGCGAAATTATCAGAACGTATAAGTTTGAAGGTCTATTCCCAATTTCTATTGATGCTATTACACTGAACTGGGAAACAACTAACGTAATTGAAACATTTGGCGTAACTTTCGCTTATGACATCTATGTTGTACAGGGCAGTGGTGCTGGTTCATCTATTAACCTCGACTTCAACCCAGGTACAGCAGCTACCTAATAGTTTTTTGGCATAAAAGAAAAGTATTTTAATTATGGAATTATTCGGTTTCGAAATTAAGAGGCCACGGCCAGACCCCGTCTCATTTGC